TTATCGCATCCTGGAAGCCAACTCATCATTTACGAGAGAAGTATTTCCCTGATATTCCTTATGAAGGCTCAAAGCTACCAAATGCTGGTTCTTCAGATAAGACGCGCATATATTTTGAATTCGCGTCTCTTCACATTGAATATCAAACAACGAAAAAAAACTTTCTCCCCTTGAAAACTTCGCAGAAAGATAATGCACAAGGGTGATTTTTACATTTTCTCTTTCCGACAGTTCAGAAATGGCCTCATATATGGGGCCATTTAAATCATTCATATCTCTTTCTGTTTCATCAAAATATACAGAAGGATAGTCGTAATAATGTTCTAACATATCTTTTATTCTACTCTTATTACTCCGACTACAAGGGCCGCATGATAGATGTGGTCTATTGCAAGTTCGAATGGTTCGTAATCTTTGTTATCTGACACTATTGTAACATGATCTTTGTCCGTACCCGGCTTAATTCTCTTGATAAGCGGTCCCTGGTCAGTGTCCAGCACATAGACTTTATTCCATTGGAAAAACAAGTCTTGAAGGCTTAGACGCTTGCAGGCTACAATGTCGCCACTGTTATATCGAGGATACATACTGCTTCCCTTCACTCCTATAAGGAAGTCTGCTCCCTTGAATGAAGGAATGATGTATCGGTCACATTCATATTCCATTACTGACTGATCACCGGTGAAGGCACCGGCCATGGCATTAATCGGAATAAGTGGTATCCCTTCATTCGATTCAGTGCGATGCGCTACTGGTAGTTCTTCGTTTTTCATTTCTTTATTTTGTGTTGATGTAATCATTTCACCTTCTCCCGTAAGAAGCCATCCAATATTTAAATCTGAGTAAACAACTAATATTTTAGCTAAAATAGTATCGGAAATAGTAGCTTTTAGTTTATCTGTATCTAAAAGCCCTCTTTTTATATCTAAATCATTGTAAAATTGTGTTTTAGATATTCCCTTAAAGTTGATATACTTAACAATTCGCTCTTTCGAACTTTCCTCAATATTCATTTTTTTACCCATTTAAACTAAAATATTCGCTCAAAAGTTTTGTGTATAACTAAAATCTTAGTAATATTGCATACCGTTTCAAAAATGAAAGTGGCGCACAAAGATAAGAAATAAACTTATAAAACAGTTGTAATATGAATAAAATCAAGGAAGTAGTATCGGAAAACCTCTCAGTAGAGGTAACTCCAGATGAAAATCATGAGTTTTTAATGACTACAAGCGAAGTGGCAAAAGGTTACGGCGTTTCTGCTGGAACAGTAAGAAAACATAAATCAGAGCATAAAGATGAACTGATTGAAGGTAAACATTATGTTACATTAATCAATGGTAACGCTAGCGTTACTAAAAGTAACGCCGATTGTTTATCAGGTAGTTACCCATTCAAAACCGTGTTATGGACAAAACGTGGAATTGTCCGACTTGGATTCTTTATCAAGTCAGAACGTGCAAGAATGTTTCGCGACTGGGCAGAAGACCTTGTCATCAATAAAGTGGAAGAAGCACAGCACATTGTTAAGCAAAGCAAACAGCTTGCTCTATGGCCGGAACCACAAAAGAGGAATCACAACCGTCTCACGAAAGAACGTCTGGTAGATATACTGGCAGATGTAGCCCGGATAGAAGACAAAGAACTTCGTATTTCCCTTGTAAACAAACTTACTCACATAAAAGCATAGAATTCATGAAAGAAAACAGATTTGAAATACTTATCCCTCACGGACTGAGTCAGGAACTGGAAAAGATATGCTGCGCAACCGCTCCCACAGTGAGAAAGGCATTACGTTTTGACAATTCCACTTCATTGAAGTCACACGAGATACGTGTTGCCGCGTTGCAGAACGGAGGGGTTTTAAGAGGAGCAGCCACTTTGGCAGAAGCCGAGGAGGCCATTAAATGCCCTTATGCTTTAATCGAGAAGCCTATTAAGGTATTGGATAGCAAGGGGCATGTAATGAGGGTTATCAATGAATAACATACAAGAAAATGAAAACGTATAGCACTAATAAGTATTTACAGCGTCTGGCTAACTTCCTTGTAGCGTATGCTGTACCGTTCAGCTATGACGGATTTACCATTGAGTTTACCGCATCTCAGCGGTTGGTAGACGATATGCAGAACCTTGACAAGGTGCTGGCTAAAATTGATTTTGTTGTTAAATGATTGAACTATGAGAAGAAAGAATAAAAGAAACCAGCGCCTGTGTAAAGCGCTGGAGAATGAGATTGTTAAAGTTTTTTCGGCGATTTTGCCAGAAAAGGATTTGGAAACCCCTCAAAAGGGAATTGACTTAACGGATAATCAAACCAAAAATAAGCCAAAGCATCTGCATAAACGGAGTGAAACTCTCTATATGAGCCGCAATCAACGATTCCCTCACTTGGAAGAATATCGCAAAGAAATTTTGCAGTGGCAGATGAAATCTGTAATGCAGAAAAACGAAGATGAAGAAGGTCTTCACGTTTCAGCCACTTCTTTTGATTCCGTTGTGATGGAGATTTCGAAATGTATAGAAGGATGTCTGTCAGATTCGACTTCACATAATCATAGTGCGACTTACCTCCGTCAGCTTTTAATTGATTATAAAGCTGTACAATCTCTTCATTCTGGAAAGACCCTAATATCTCTTCATAAGGTCCATCTGATCTTACAAGATAATTTCTCAGACTCATGGTTTTGTAAATTTTTAAACATCATGCTGTCAGAGAGTTTGAATAATACAATCTCAAACAGCATAGACGTATAGTTAATAATTCATTTACAAATGTAATAAAAACCGTCCGGTCTGTGAAGATATGACGGTCTTTAAAAACCGAAAGCTTATGAAAACAAGAAACATACTTATCGCAATACTTGCCCTTGCAGTGGCGAACACATTTACAGAAGGATGGCTTAATATAGCCGGAATCGCACTCTTGTCTGCATCGCTGGTTCCCGTAGCAATAAAGATGGACAAGGCAGACAGATAACTCACACGCAGCTATAAGAACCTGCACGTTTTCAGGATAACGTGAATTTGTCATAGGATTGGTTTTGGTATGAAGTAATCTTTAACGCAATAGGTATTGACAAGGCAAAAAGATGCAGGCGGCTTAGCTTCAGGTTCGATTCCTGAGGCTGCACAATCTAAGATTTGAACAAATGGCAGTAATATATAAGGATAAGGTTTGCGTGTTGGCCTGCGATGTGATTCGTTTCGACGAAAAACACAGAGTAGGAAGCGAAACAGGCTTTATATCTAAGTCTAATTTTGACTGGATGAAAAAACAAGGCCAGCTGATAATCGCCCGTCGCAGCACACCCGGAAACCCTGCCCTCGTAGAATTTGAAACCATGAGACCAGACATCAAGCGCAAGTACGTAGAAGCATACGGCGACCCGTATGCAGAACTGGCAAGCCGAGACCAGCAGAGCGAGCTGGAGAAGGAAGTGGAATACAACAACAGGGCATACACTTACTTTCAGGCATACCGCTACGGCGATAACAACACACTCCCCCAGGAAAAAGTAAACGAATATACCTTGTCGGTAAACGTGATGGAAGCTTTGCTTCGCCTTCGCGACCGTCAGAAACAGAGTGCCATAGGTGGAAGCACACGCATCAACGTGTGGGAACGCCTGGGCGCACAGTGTCAGTCGCTCCTCGATGTGAAGGATGCCAAGGGAAAACCCTTGTTTCCGCATCACCTTCCGGCTTCGTGGAAATCATTGAAGCGCAAGTGCGAGGCATACGAGGAAGCCCGTAAGGCTGGAGATGAAGCCGGGTTCCGCAGCGTGATCCATAAGAACTACGGAAACGATGCCGCATCGAAGCTGAAGGAACGCCAGGGAAGCGAACGCAGCGAGCTGGCCGAGTCGCTTATCCGTCAGTTCCTTGGTCTGCACATGAACTGGAACAACGTACAGGTGATGCAGGAATACAACAAGCTGGCCGCAGAGTTCGGGCTGGAAGAAATCAAGTCGCCCGCCACCATCGGCGCATACCGTCAGAAGTACGATGTAGTGACCAAGACACGCCGCCGGGGAATAGGCGAATGGAACAGCAACCTGAAGAAGCAGGTACGCCGTTCGGCTCCGCTTACCGCGATGACCTTCTGGGTGTTCGATGGCTGGGAAGTTGAAATGCTTTTCCAGCGTGAGGAAGTGAAGAAGGTGCGCAAGGGCGGTACCGTACGCGAAGAAAGAAGAACTACCTATCATAGTAGAAAGACCATCGTCGTAGTGCTCGATGCCTGCTGCAAGTATCCAATAGGTTACGCCATCGGCGAAAACGAATGTGACTCTCTTATCAAGGAAGCACTTACCAACGCCGTACGCCACACGCGCGAACTCTTTGGCGAGCGATACATTCCGGTGCAGATGCAGTGCGACAACTACCACAAGAAATCGCTTTTCCCCTTCTATGAGCAGATGACGAAGTATCTCACACCTGCGGAAGTAAAGAACGCACAGGCCAAGATAGTGGAACCTTACTTCAAGTATCTCATTTTGGAATACTTCCAGAAGTTCCCTTCCTTCTCAGGATTCGGCATTACCTCCAGCAAGGAGATACAGCCGAACGTGGAGTGGCTTAATGAACACAGAAAGTTTATCCCTACCGAGCAGGAAGCCATACGCCGCATTCATGAGGTGATGCAGATGGAACGCGCAAAGAAGATAGAAGCCTACATGAAGGCATGGAGCCAGACACCCGACGAACGGAAGATGCGTTTCTCCGATGAACAGTACCTTCTGCTTATGGGTCAGACCAGCGGACGCACCAACAAACTGGAGTCAAGGGGCATCATCATGGAGAGAAACGGAATGCAGTACGTGTACGACAGTCTGGACCGCTCGCTGCTTGACCACCTGGGCACAAGCTGGGTAGTACGCTACGACCCCGACGACACAAGCCACGTGCTCATTACGAATGCCGGAAAGAAAGGAACCAAGGACGAAGGAAAGGAAATCGGTACGCTGCGCTACCTGCTCTCTGAAAAAGAAGCCGTGCCCATGGCACTGATAGACCAGAAGCCGGAACACTTCGAACAGCGCCGACGCATCAATGAATTTAACGAATCGCTGAAAAAGGAAATCGTGGAAACGGCAGAACGAGACATCGACACCATACGCGACAGCGTGTTCAGTCATGCACTTCCTGTTCATAACATACTGGAGCGTTTCTGCATTACCGACAGCCGCGGACAACACAAGGACAACCGTAACGAGCTCCGCCTTCATGCCGAGGATGTGGAATACGAGGAAAACGACACACGCACCTCGCGCACGGTTTATCCTGACGATGAAGATGATTATGAGTTCAGCTCTACAGACGCTGGATTTTCAAGATAATTTAAAACTGATTTAATAACCCATTAAAAAGATATTGAACTATGGACGCAAACAAACTTAGAGACTACATCGAGACATTAATTCAGCGTGGATCATCGGCCGCAGAACTGGCACGCAAGTGCGACGTATCGGGCGCTGCCTTCTCACAGTTCCGTGCAGGTAAGTACGGCGCAAAGGAAGATTCGATGGCCGATAAGATAGCCGTAGGACTGAACTACTATGACAACACCTGGAAGATTGTAGAAAGCGTATCGTCATACAAGCAGGTGAAGCTTTACCTGACCGCCGCCAAGAAAAACCACCGCTGGTTCTGTATCAGCAGCCGAAGCGGTAGCGGAAAGACACATTCGCTTATCGACCTTTACAACACCTGCCCTGACAACTCGATTATTTACCTGAAGTGCTGGAAGTGGACGGCTAAGAAGTTCCTACAGAAGCTGGGCCGATGCCTGGGTATCACCTTCACCCGCTATACGGATACAGATGACATGCTACAGTATATAACCTCTGCCATCAACCGTATGTCCGACCGTAATCCGGTGCTGGTGCTCGATGATGCAGGCAAGCTTTCTAACAGTGCCATGACCTGCCTTATCCCGCTGTATGACGACACCAAATACCGCATGGGCTGTCTGCTGGTAGGTACGGAAACCCTTCGCCGCAACATCAAGCGAAACGTAGGCCGTGTGGACGGATTCGATGAGATAGACGGACGCGTAGTGCGTAACTACATCACCCTGCTGGGAGCCACGAAGAAGGACGTACGCGCCATCTGTGCCGCCAACGGAGTGACCGACGCAGAAGAGCAGGACGAAATCTGGGGAAAGCTTGACAAGGTAGAAAAATATCCCACGGAAGACTCACGGAAAGCCGTGTGGTTAGTTGACGACCTTCGCGAGCTGGAAGGAATGATCATGGATAAGTTAATCCGCCGTCAGGTACAAAATGGAGAGTTATGAGAAACTGGAGCATCAAGAACATAGAAGACCGGAAGTACGACTTTGTGCCGTTTTCCCCACGTTTTGCCGACCTGTTCGGCAAAACGGAGGCTACGGGAAACTGGATAGTCTACGGAAAGTCCGGTCAGGGTAAATCTTCCTTCTGCCTTCAGCTGGCCAAGGAGTTCGACGAAATCGGGAAAAAGGTACTGTTCGTGTCGCTGGAGATGGGCGACAGCTACGACTTCCAGCAGGCACTGGCCAACGCCGGCATACGTAGCGGATGCAGCCGTATCTCATTCACCGACTCCTGCCATCCGGAAGAACTGAAGGAAGAACTGAGCAAGCAGCGCAGTGCAGACGTGATAATGATTGACTCCCTTCAATACTTCATCGCCCTGTACCGCGTGCGTGCGGCCGACTTCATCGAGCTTCGCAGCAAGTTCAAGAAGAAAGTGTTTGTCTACATCTCTCACATGAAAGGTAACGATGTGGACGGCGATACGGCCTACGACCTGAAGAAAGATGCCTTCAAGCGCATCCACATAGAACACTTCAAGGCATCGTACGTAGGCCGTGGCAACGGAGGTCCGAAAGGATTCTTCGTGATATGGGACAAAGGATACCGCCAGTTCTGGCTCGAAAATGGAACTAAAAAAGAAACAGATGGAAACAACCAAGAGAATGATACCGAAATGGATGATTAAGAAGCTGCACGTGCTGTATGCACGCTACGGCTTGTCGGAGGAACAGTACCGCGCACTGATTATGGAGCTGACCGACGGACGCACCAACACCACCAAGGAACTCACCTATGCCGAGTCGCAGTACCTGGCTGGTTACATCACCGGAGCCAACACCACCATCAAGCCGGTGGCAGAAAGGCTTATCGAGAAATCGCTGAAATGGCAGCGCAGCGCGGTGCTGAAACGCCTTCAGCAGATTGGAGTAGACACCTCTTCCTGGGATGCGGTAAACGCCTACCTTCGCAGCCCTCGCATCGCCGGGAAGCCTCTTTACGAACTGGACAGCGAAGAGCTGTCCGCACTTATCCCAAAGTTAGAATCTATTAAACGAAAACAGAATGGCTGAATACGATGTTAACGACCAGCGCATAAACCGCATTAACTACATCCTGGACGAACTTCCCCGCATAGAGGAACGCATCGACCGGATTAATGCGCAGATAGGAAGCCGCGAAATGACGGGACAGCAGTTCCGCAACCTGGTGGCCGAAAGAAGCACCCTCGTAAAGAGGTACGATGAACTGAATCGCGAGGCGAAAGAAAACTACCGCCTCGTGACCGGTAAGGAGAAAGGAAAAATAACCTATAGCACGGAAGGAACGATATGAAGAAGAAATACAGAGTGTGGCGCGTAGTGATTAACGTACTGGGTCATCACCTGGCAGTGAGGTGCCGCCACGATACGGACAACCTTAGCGAAGTAAGAGCATACTACATGCGCATCTATCGGAACAGAGGGCCTATACGGCTTTATTATACAGAATTTAATTAACCTTTAAAAACAAGTAATTATGATTGATTTAAAAGCATTGACAGCAGAACAGAGAGCAGCACTGAAAGCACAGTTGGAAGCAGAAGACAAGGCCGAAAAAGACCGTGTACAGAACGAACGCGAAGCCTACAAGCAACTTGTAGACCAGACGGTACAAAACGCAGTGGAAAAGCTTCAGAACCTATCCAGCGAAATGGAGCGACTGAAAGAAGAAGTATTCACAGAGTTTGCCACCCTTATCAAGACAAAGAACGAGTTGTTTAAAACGAAATCCGACCGTCAGAGCGACACATTTACCACAGCCGATGGTACAATGTCCATCACGCTTGGAAACCGCGTAAACGAGGGATGGGACGATACCGTAGAAGCTGGCATCGAAAAGGTGAAGGCGTACCTGAAGACGCTGGCAAAGGACGAAAACAGCGCAGAACTTGTGCAGGTAGTCATGGGCCTTCTGGCAAAAGACCGCAAGGGAGCCTTGAAAGCCAACAAGGTGCTCGAACTGGAGAAACTGGCAGCCACCAGCCGCGATGCAGAGTTTATCGACGGTATCAACATCATCAAGGCTGCATATCGCCCCGTACCTACATGCCAGTTCATCCAGGTTACGATGAAGGATGAAGAAGGAAAAGAACGTAAGTTACCGTTGTCTTTATCGGCTATGTGATGATTACTAACTATTGTGACGAGTGCGTAAACTTTCAGCCTGGAGAATCAGAAAAGAATCTTTGCGCACTCGCAAAGAAACTAAGTTTTAAAGCCCCCGAAAATATGCTTCAGGTTATGAGCCATGAATGGGGACACTATTTTGAAGGGTGCAAAGACTTTAAAAAGATAGAAGAAGATGATTAACGACATGAAACCAGGGGAAGTCCGTCCGTTAGACGACGGAACCCCGATAAAATTCCAGGAAGTAGCCAATATTACCAGCTTAGACAATCCGTGTCAGTATTGCGTGTTCGAGAATGAACGCTGCCAGGAACGCGCGATACTGCTTGGAGGATGCGACCCCATGACACGCGACGACGGAAAGTTTGGCATCTTCATTAACGCTGGGAATGCCTGACCTGTTCAAACCTCGCAGAGTGGCGGTGAAGATTCACTACAGCATGATCAGTCAGTTCATGTATGTGTGGGTGAAGTGGAACCGCCCCTGCGACTTATCAGTACAGCGTTCAAAAGAAAATCCCGTATGGCTGGGTGTCTGTTTCAACGTAGAGAATAACGACACTCTTGACATGATGGAAGATGTACGTAAGAGTTTAAAAACCGAAATTATTGATTTATGAAAATAGAAGATATAGAAAAAGCTGCACAAGAAGAATCAGGGATATGGGCACCAACTCCTATTCATGTTCAAGATATACATAGAAGGGATGATTTTGAAGCAGGCTTCCATGCTGGTGTAGAATGGGTAATGTATAAACTATGGCATAGTATAGAAGAAGTTCCTGAAAGATTAGGAGAATTTATTTTATTATCTAACTCTTATAAATGTACAGCTTTAGTAGTTCCGGTAAACAATGAAGAATGGAATAATTATATAAAGATTTTCAATCCTGACCACTGGTTATACGTTAATGATTTAAGAGAAAAGGAGGAATAATATGAGCGAAAAAGAACAAATAATGGATTTCATCGACCAGGTTCTTTCAGACTTCACCAATGAAGGAGCGATGGAAGTTCTCGAAGATGTAAAGAGTGAGATAGACATGAGAATCGAATCATGTGAAGAAGATACTTATACAGTAAAAAGTTAATTATATGGGATATGATTTGATACCTATAAACAAGGGAATATACAGTAAATCTGGAATGATATTTACATGGCCTACTATTTTAGAAGAGACAGGCGCTGGATATTTGTTTAATTATGGGAAAAATACTTTTGATCCAGGTAAATATATATATGATGGTTCTCGTAATGATGGAAGTCCGGTAAGTAACGATGGTTTTTCTGTTTCTAAAGAAGAGGCATTGATTATGGCTCGACTTTTTAGAGGATATGTATTTGTAAAAAGAGGTTTAAGAAAGGAATGGGATAAAAAGACAGAATCAGAAAAAGTTGTGATTATGTCACTTTTTGGAAAAATGTCTGAACCTCCAAGTGAAGAATTTTTACAAAAAGTTGAATCAATGGCAGAATTTTGTGAACAATCTGAAGGATTTAATATATACTAAAGTTATGAACGCAAACGATCAAGAAAAAGTATGTAAATCAGGTTTTGTTATTATAAGAGCTGACGATACAAATAAGCATGCTATAAAATGCAAAAAGGCAGAACATCCAAGAAGTTGGAAAATTCTTAGGGATGACTTTAGATCAAAGTATCAAAGAGACATTTACATGAGAGATCTTCTTTTATTAGATGATTACATCGAAGACTAACAAAAAATCCCCGACACCGCAACCGGATGCCGGGGATTTTCATTTTTAATTATTCATTATTAATTAATTTAGGGTTCGCCCAGGTAATGACATATCGCCTCGTGCTGAAGCGGCGTAAGCGTGCGCTGCCCCTTCTTGTAGTGAAGTTCCTCCAGTCTTTTTTGTAGTTCCTCGTTCAGAACAATCCAGCGGCGTAGCTGGGTAACGGCACTGCGTGCAGAAGAACGCGGGAAGTATCGCAGTGCAAGGTCTGTCAAATAAATAGCGTGCATGTTGTATGTGTTTTCGTAAAGATAATAAAAATAATTAGGAATAAATTACCCCGCAGTAACTACGTGGCTACTACGGGGTAATTAAATGATTACCTTGCAGTAATTATGCAATTACTATGCAGTAATTACGGAAGCGGTTCTTCCTCTGTTTCCTGCTGCTTCAGGCTCTTCACCTTGTGGAATGTCAGGTTCGCCTTGTTCAGCTGACCTTTCAGTCCGATGCCCGGTCGGAACTGGAGAGTCACCTTTTTAATCATCGACGGGCTGAAGGTGTCTTCCGTGGCGGTTCCTGTGCTGCGAAGCTGCGCCTGAAAGCTTCCCAGGTTCTCCAGCTTCACAATCTGTCCGGCTGCGATGTGCAGGTTAATACGCTTCACCAGGGCACGAATTACGTTCAGCACGTCACCGTCGGTCAGTGTGGTGGCATACGCTATCTCTTCCGACAATTCGTTGATACCAACTGAGCCGGAAGCCTGTGCCTTGGCATAATACTTGTACTCTCCGCTTTCACGGTCCTGCGGATTGAGCATTTTAGCTACGCTGTAGTTAATTGCCATAATCTTTTGTGTTTAAGTGTGAATAATGTAGTTAACTTGTCATGACATTGCAAAAGTAGGCACGCGACGGCATAAAGAGTTGAAAATTTGGTATTTTAAAGCGAATTACGTATTTTTGTAGAAACAAAAATGCAGCAGCCAACTTGCATCAACTATTAATCCGTAGCATTATGGGAAGAAACAGTCATTTAATAGAAGAGCGAAACCGTCAGATAGCACACAGTTACTTTGAACTGGAGCCGGTTCTGCGTAATTATTCCGACGTAGTGAAAGCCTTGTCGAAAGCTTTTTTCTTATCAGAATACCGCATTCAGGCCATTATCCGTGAGATGGTGAAGAACGACCAGTTCAAGCCGTCGGGCGAGGCAAAAAAACATGTGCGGAAAAAGATTTCCGCACAACACATTCAGCTGAGCCTTCAGCTATCGTTTTAACACAGGGGTAATGCTTATCTTCACATCGGGCACTTTCTGTTCGTCGCGTGTAAAGTATTCCGTTACTTTCACCGTGTAGGTGGACTCGTACACCTTTATGCCATGGTTGGCCGTATAGAATCGGCTGTTTGTGCGAATAAGCGTACTTCCTTCTATTTCGTGCCCCTGCACCAGCAGATGCAGTCTGCGCCGTATAGCATCTCTTTCCTTAATCTTTTCCACCGTTCCGCTACGATAGTGCGTGTCGTCGTAGCAGTCGATAATGAGCCGCACGCGCACCGTGCACACGCCTTCCTGGCTCAACCCTAACACATTGCTCCAGCTTGTTTCCGCAGCGTCTACCAGCACAGCCGGAAAGGTGAGCGGATAGCTTTCGCGGGTGGTTTCGTCAATCATTTCCAACTGTCCGTAGTCTTCGTCCACGGTCTTCATATCGGGCATCTGTTCGCCGATGTAGTTAACGAGATTCTCTAAAATATGTTCCATAATTCTTTACAAATAGTTGCAATTCTCTTTCGATTATCTTGCGAATTTCTTTCGACATATTTGCGTCGGGTCCGAAGAAGTGGCGGCGCGGCATACGAATAAGCGAGCCTTCACGTTTCAGGGCCATGTTTCGCCAGAACAGGGCTTCGCGTGTAAGCGCTTCGTTTCCTTTGGTCTTTCTCAGTCCGCCGCGCTTTTTCGTCAGACGTGCGCCTTTGGCTGCGGAGTAACGGTACCAGAAGTACCGCTTCATCTTGGCCGTTACCTTTATGCTTCCTCCTTCGTTGTGAATCTGTGCGTAGTCCACCTGGTTACGTATGTACACCTTTCCGGGTTCCGGCTTGAAGTAGGTGACATCACGCAGATGGTTGGTTCCGGAAAGAAGCGTCTTGTAGCTGGCCTGCGCTCCTTTGAAGCTCAGTTTGCGTCGGTAGGGTTCCTGCCATGCCCTTCCGTTGAAAGCGCTGTCAGAGAAGCGTTTCTTCGTCAGCGATACGGCTTTTGTTCCTACCTTGACGGGAAGTGTGCGGGTGTAGAGCGTGTTCAGACGCCTTACAGCGTTTTCTACTTGTTTTTGAATGTCGGGTGCGGGCATTACTAAATTTCTTCAGGTGTAAATAAATAATTCCCAGTTTGTCCTTTTATAGGCTTTTCATGTGTGATTTTACCTTCAAGCATATTGAATGGAATACCTTCAGGAAAAGCTTTGCATGAAGCGTTTAAATCGTTATATAATTTACAACGGGCACATTGCGATTTAAAATAATTAAGCCACAAAGTACGGTCATCTAAAATAACATCATTCATATCTTGTTTTTAATTTAGAATATTCTAATTTATATTGTTTAGCTACTCTCTTTATAAGTTCATGACTATGTATTGCCCTAGCAACTTCTTCACTAATCATTCCTTTTTCTCTTAAATAATAATGTTCTGTTTTTAATTCTCTATCTTTCTTACGGTAATATTGTATTAAAGTTTTTGATTTGACTCCCCATCCTTTATCAGGTCTTTTTAACGAGAAAGTATACAATGGTGTTACAGCTCTTATCTCTTCCAGATCGTAATTAATTGCTAGTACAATATCATTTAAAGAGAATGATGCACCAATGTGTCCCATTCTGTTCTTGTCATATTTCCATCCTCCTGGGTGATTATGAGTTAAAATACAATCTTTTAATTTTTTTGCATCGTTTACACTTAATTGCACATCTGATTGGCTTCCTTTTATCCTAAATATAACATTTGAATTCTTATCAACAGCAACAGCTGTTTCAAAATTTTTATTCATTCGTATTTCATCTTCTATACTTGTTACCTTATCAGTAACTTTTTTATCAAAAGCTGTATCAAGAACTGGTTTATTCACAATCTTTTCCACAGCTTTCTTTGCTCCTGGATATGCTTCCTTGATATACGGATGCGAGTCGCTGAACAGCTTTCCGTCGTCTGCGGGGTTGTTATCCAGTCCGGGAACGGAAGGAACGGGCTTGAAGTCGCCTACTTCGCCGGTGGTGGCAGGTTCGTCGGTCGCTTCGAGCGAGCACTTGCAGTTCCATCGGTCACCAGGGCGATGGCGCGTCCAGAAGGAATGGTTTACCGGAAGGGTAAGTTTTGCTTCCCAGTATTGCTTGTGCGCTATGTCAGGATCGGGCGAAGTGGTAGGCATCCAACGCAGGTTCGGCAATACGTCCTTGTATTCCTCGAAGTACTTCCAGTCTGCCGCCTGATGGGCGCGAAGGATGGCGGTGTCATATTCCGTGCGAAGCCATCGCACTACGTAATGATCCGTAATGTTCTGCACATCGTCAAGCCACAGCTCAAATGGTTTCAGCTTTCCGTCCTTGTCGATAAGCTGTGCGGCCAGGTCATTCTGCATACGGTGAGTGCGGAAGGCAGAGAATACTTCGTTATTGGTGCGAAGCTGTTCCAGGAACAGTTCATCGCCTGTAGGATAGCTGGAAGCAGACAGCCCTTCTACGGTGGCCTCATTGAACAGGCGAAGCGTTTCTTCGAACGCATCACGCTGTATGTCGTCGCGCACGTTCATCCCGTCGTAGATGTCGCGCAGCATCTGTGTGAGGGCTTCCTTGCTGAATTCGAAACCCTGCTCCAGCTGATTATGAAAACCTCCGCACACGCCGCAGCGTTCACCGTAGAGGTTGTCCATTAAAACGGCAAAGCCCCGTCTTTCTTTTTCGGGGCTACTCCGAAAAAATCGCTCAACCAGTTGCGGAAGTCGGTTTGCGCCCGTTTGTACCAGGCTTTTGACTCGTTATCCATGTTCATGCGTCGGTCTGACTTTCGTTTTGGCTCCGTGTCCTGCGGCTTTTCCATCTGGTTGGCCATCTCCTGCTGTAGCTTGCGGTTGGCTTCTTCCTGCGCCTTGATTTCGGCTTTCTGCTGTTCGTAGTCGTCAGGCTTGTCAATTAGCAGCACTTCGTAGATGTAGTCGTCAGACACGGGCACACCCATGGCTTTCACTTTCTGAATCACGTCTACCTGCTGGTTCGGATTCAGGTTCCGGTTCTTGACGTAGACAAACTCACCGCCTTCCGTGTTTACACACAGTGCGTTGAATATGTCCGTCATATTGTAGTTCAGCACATCGAGAATAAAGTCGCGGTCGTCGGCCTTCAGCATGTCTTCTTCTTCCTGGTGAACGGTACCCAGTGCCTGTGTGCCGGTGCTCTTGGCATCGGTAGTCAGCGTATTACCCAGCACGCGGACTGACATTTCCGTATTGCAGGCATCCTTGAAGCGTTCGTACAGGTCTACCGTACCGCTTTTGTTGGCACTCTCTATCAGGTTCAGGCTGCTTTCCTTGGGATGGATGTACACGGCGTTGGCTCCTTGTCGGCGTGCGTCCTGAATCAGTCGGCTGCGTGCTTCTTCGTCGCCTGCATCGTAGGTGTACTCACGTATTGGCATACCGAATATTTCGCAGAACTGCTTCCAGTTCCCAAAGTTGCTGCGCTTGTAGAGCACCATCGGAAGAAGTTCGGCCATCATTCCCAGGTCGCGCGGATTGTCGCCCACAAACAGCATGTTTTCAAAGGCATCTACGGGTATGCCTTCCGTGTCGCTCTGATACTTCAGGATGACACGGCGTACGGGGTCGTAGTGCTTGTAGGGCACATGGTAGTAGTTGATGAATCCATCATAGCCACGGTAGAACTGGAACAGGCTGTATCCGTAAAACTTTGACATGAGCACTTCCTTCACAAACTTGCGGAACCATGGCGAACGGATTTCCTTGTTCACGTTGTCGTCGGGCTTTCCGTTTCTCCGGAACTCGATAGGTATGCGGCTTACACCCACCTTCCTCTTTTCTATGATACCGCCCAGGTGAAGGTCGAGCATGGCCGATTCGTACATGTCATACAATCGTGTGCGGTTGTAGAAGTCGATGGCTTTTGCTGCGTTGAGCGCACTGATGTAGGACGACATATCGAAGTAGAACAGTTCCGGCATCTGTAGGATGATGTCGGGTTCCACACGGGCGTAGGGTCCGGTGGTATAGGCAGGTGTTATCTGGGTGTATCCGCCTTCTGTGATGCGGCGTTTTTTCTTTGGTCTGGCCATAGTTTAAAAGGGTTTTAAAAGTTGATTAAAAGTAGGAATTCCACGGCTCGTTGCTGGCTATCTGCCAGGGGCTGTTGTCGGTCTGCGTTTCGGCAGGAAGTTCTGGAAGTCCTTCTATGTTGGCTTTAAAGTCGTGCACATCGCGAAGGAACTGCATCGCGTCGTCATACCGTTCCTTCCTGATGTCTGACATCTTATAAGGGTTGTGCTGGCAGAATATCTCATACACGGCGATGTCAAGGCAGATTTTCAGGATAAGCACGTTACGGTCTTCGCCTTGTGCTGAAAAGATGGCATCGCAGTCGTATCGGCTGTTCAGCAGGCTGCGCACGGTGGCGATGGCACGGTTTTCGCAGACTTCAATAACGGCACTGCTTCCGGATTCTTCGCGCAGCAGGCTGTCCAGGATGTCACGGTGTATCGTGGCATCGTAGTCGGTAAGTTCTATAAAGTTGTTCATATCACCATGAAAAAGGGTTACTATCTTTGAACTCGCTGTAGCCGATGGTCACACCGGGGTCGAGTTCTTTTATTTTCTCATTGATTATGTTGAAGCATCCTTCTATACAGTCGGGTCCGTCGGCAGGATACGGAAGGGAAAGCTCGAAAAGGCTGAACTGCTCGCGCAGTTCCTTCATGTGCGGGTTATCCTTTTCTTCTTCATTGAACACCCACATGCCGTTCCGGTCGATGGGTTCCAGGTTAGCCTCTATACGTGTGGCCTTATCCATTTTGCTGCGTCCGTCTCCCTTGATGTAGAGGTTATCTTTCCGCTGTTCGTTCTGCTCACGGATAAGGGGTTTGAACACCTGCTCAAAGAAAGGATCCTGAAGCGTATTGTTTTCCTGGTAACAGTATACGGTGCACTGGCTTCCGATGTACTTTCGGAGCTGGTAGAACCAGTCGATATACTCCGCATTCGTGACACGGCCTACAAAACCCTTGATGATGTAGAAGGTGCTGCGTATCTTTCCGCACGCCCATACGGCTTTAGTGGAGCTGGCTTTGTTCTTGCTGTTGCTGTAGGCAGGGTCGCCGTAAATTACCACAAACTTGAACTTCTTCAGCGGAGGTACTTTTCCGTAGGGAAGGTTGTGGAAGATGTTTCCTTCCGTCACGGGGTTGTTCATGTATTCACCCTCGTAGGCCGCCTTGCTGATGCTTTTGCGTATGCGCTCTATAGCTTCCTGTGTGTTCTTTTCGGGCCAGTTGCTTTTGCCGTTCTTGTCTACCAGGTTCACTATGTCCCAGTGGTCGGCCATGGCACCGGCTCGTGCCACGCAGGTGTCTTTGGCGATGATGTTTCCGCAGAAGATAACCAGTGTTTTCTCAGACACGGAACGCGTAGGATACAGGGCTTTTTCCCACCACTTCCACTTTTTGTTCAGCGTATCGGGGTTACGGCAGTCTACGTCGGTGTCGAAGTCGTCCACCAGCAGCACATCCGGACGCGCCGCACCGTTACGGGTACCACGGGGAGCGTTACCTGCGCCCACGCCTGTAAACGCACATCCGCACTTGCAGACAAACTCCGTGTCGGTCCACTGTCCTATGACAGGCTGGTCACCGTAAAAAGCCTTGATGCGTCCGTTAGATTCAAAGTTACCCTTATACGGACGTAGCAGCTTCTCCGCGCTGGTTTCTGTGGCACTTGCCAGGATGACGTTTTTCTTTCTTCCGGTCAGTGCCAGATACATCACGCAAAACATCACAATGGTACTCTTTGCGCTCTCACGGCTCCAGCTCAGCACTTCAAACCATTCGTCGTGTTCCAGTATGCGCTTAATGGCCTTAATCTGAAATTTGGCAAAAGGATACTTGGCATACATGGGAAAGAAATACTGTATCCATTCCACGGGGTGAGCCTCCAGATACATTTTCTTCTTGGTTTTCTCCGCTTCCGTCATGTTCACCTCTACGGGCGTGGCACATTCTATGTCGCGGCGGTATTCTTCCCATTCCTTCAGCTTCTGTTTTTCTTCGTAGGTAGCCATATCACTTAATCTGTTCTTTCAGGAACACGTCCCACAGTTTTACATACTCTTTTGCCTTATCCAGATCTATGCGTCGAAGGAATTCGCCAAAACGCATCCCGACACTGATAATGTCGCTGATACCGACATCTGTTTCCATGTTCTTAATTGCAGCGGCCAGCTTAACCATTACGTCTGCTTCTTTCGTATCCGGCTGACGTTTGGCCGGTTCACGCTCCAGAATGGCCATATTCATGTTATTAAGGTGCTGATACATTCTGCTCAGTATCGCCTCGCGTGTCACGGTCATTCCGGCCTTCAGGTTGTCCCAGTTTCCGGCCTTTGCCCATCGGCTGATAGTCTGACGCTGTGCGCCTACCTTCTGCGCTATCTCCTCGTAGGTGTAGCTTCCGAGCAGGTAGATTTCGCGTGCCAGCATCTTTTTCTGTTCACTTTTCAAGTCTGCCATAGTCGATAATTAATTCATTACGGAGCAAATTTCTTGTAATAAGGTGAGAGCGAGAAAGCAGGTTTTCATCATGCCACATTATCGTAGCACGCTGAAAAACAGCTTTCTGTACCTTATAGGGAATTGCGAATTTTGCCACAGAGAAAAAAGCGGAACAATGGATAAGATTTTCAAAAATCAGATACCCGGTGAGGGAACGGTTAGCGTATTGATGTACGGTAATGTAGGAAACGGAGAAAAGGTAGACAGCGGGCGCGTTGTGGCCGAGCTGATGGAGTTGGCTGCTGCATACGGCAAAATCGACGTACACATACATTCCAACGGTGGCGATGTCTTCAGTGGCATTGCCATCTACAATGCGCTGCGCACCGTGGATGCTGATGTGAATATATACATAGATGGGCTGGCTGCCAGCATTGCGGGCATCATCGCACTGTGCGGAAAGCCTCTTTACATGAACAAGTACGCACGCATCATGCTGCACCGCGTGTCGGGCGGTAGCTACGGAAACGCCGACGAACTGCGGAAAGCGGCCGATCTGGCCGAATCGCTCGAAAATGACCTTTCGCGCATGATTGCCAGCCGCTGCAAGATGGATGCGGAAGAAGTGAGGAAGAAGTATTTCGACGGGTCGGAACACTGGATTTCGGCCAGCGAAGCACTGGAAATGGGCCTTATTGACGGGATAGTAGACACCGGCGAGGCACTTACCGAAAACGCTACCAACACGGAAGTATATAACTATTTTATGAACCGGCTCAACGAGCCACAAAAAACAAGAGATATGGCTTTATTCGAAGAATTGAAAAAACGCTCCTCATTCGCCAATATGGTCAATGAAGTAGAAATGCTGAAACACATTACCACCATGGAGAATCAGGCGGCCAAGGTGCCTGCTCTCGAAGCAAGGGTAAAAGAACTTACTGACCAGATTGCAGAAAGCAAGAAAACCGCACACCAGGCTTTCCTGAATCAGGCGGTAGCGGAAGGAAAACTGACTAAAGAGCAGGTTCCTGTATTCCTTAATCTGATGATGTCTGACGAAGCAAACACCCGTAAGGCGATTGAAGAAATGCCGAAGAAAGGAACTGTGCGCGTAGAAGATATTCTTCAGACAGGAGGCGGCGCAGGAGGAGCAGGAAAGAACGACCTGGTAAACATGAGCTGGGACGAAATTGACAAGGCAGAAAGACTGGCTGAACTGAAGAACCAGTATCCGGAACTGTACAAACAGAAGTATAACGAAAAATTTGGTAAATAACTATGGCTATTCAAAGAGAACTTTGGCAGAACACGATCATAGAAGGTCTGTTTGCCGACAACTCATTTATGAGTAAGGCGGTTAACGACGATATGTACGTTAACATGGGAAAGAAAGTACACATTCCGAATGCGGGTGCTCCGAGTGCGGTTGAAATTGACCGTTCCAGTCTTCCTGCTGAGGTAAAGACTCGTACCGATGTGGACGTAGAATATTCACTGAACGAATTGACTACAGACCCTATCCGTATTCCACATGCAGAAACGGTGGAACTTAGCTACAGCAAGCGTAACAGCGTAATCAGTCAGGACCGTTTGCAACTGATTGAAAAAGCGGCTGAACAGATGCTGTACAACTGGGCACCAGACAGCACTCACTTTGTACGTACTTCTGGAACAGAAAAAGTAACGGCACATACTAAGGACGCAACCGGTAAACGTAAGGCGCTTGTAAAAGCTGATGTATTGGCTTTGATGACAAAGTTCAATGCAGACAACATTCCCCAGGAAGGACGTTACCTGCTTCTTGATGCCTATATGTATGCACAGTTGCTCGACGACCTGACAGAAGGCGACCAGCGTGCGTTCTTTGCATCGGCCGATGCACAGAAAGGTATTTTGGGACAGCTGTTCTCATTCAATGTGATGCAGCGTTCGCAGGTACTCCGTTATGCAACCGGTGGAACTTTGACAAAGTGGAATGTTAGCGGTGAGGCTACCGACAACGCAGCCGGTCTGGCATGGCAGACAAACAGCCTGAGCCGTGCACTGGGAGAAGTGAAAATGTTTGACAGCACAGACAACCCGCTGTATTACGGTGACATCTATTCCTTCCTTATTCGTGTGGGTGGAACCATCCGTCGAAACGACAAGAAAGGTGTGTACGCACTGGTACAGGATGCAGCAGAATAATAGGAGGAACGCGTATGGCATTACCCAAAATCTCCATTAAGTTTCTGACAGGTCAGCTTGGCACGGTAGCCGAAAGCCAAGACGGCCTGCTGGCACTGGTGTGCGGGGGAACAGCTGTATCCGAAACATTCAAGCTGAATACTCCCTACACGATTTACCGCCTTACCGGACTGGAAGACCTTGGCGTGACAAAAGAAAATAACGCCGGACTGTATAAGATGGTACAGGAATTCTACCAGGAAGCGGAAGAAGGTACGAAAGTGGTAGTGTATGCGGTGGCCAAGACTACGAAAATGACCGTTCTGTGCGACAAGGACAGCGGACCGTTACGCGGCCTGCTGCAAAGCCAGAAAGGTGAGCTTCGTGCGCTGGTCATTGCTCGCGACCCGGATGCGGAAGAAGTGGAAGCTACGGAAGGACTCGACCCTGACGTATTTACCGCGTTGCCTAAGGCGCAGGCGCTGGCAGAATGGGCTACCACGGAACTCTATGCACCTATATTCATCGCACTGGAAGGAAGAAGCTACAAGGATGCGGAATCGCTGAAAGACTTGTCCGACGGGGAAGACAACCGCGTGTGCATCGTGATTGGCGATATAGAATCGGCAAGTAAAGGTGCGGCTATGGGAATTTTTGCAGGCCGTGTGGCATCCAGCCCAGTGCAGCGTAACATAGGACGTGTGAGAGACGGTGCGCTGTATCCAACCGTGATGTATATCGGTGAGAACACCGTGGAAGACAGCATGGACGATGTGGCTACCATCTACGACAAAGGTTACATTACCCCGCGTATTCATGTGGGCCGTTCAGGATACTTCTACACGGACGACCGTCTGTGTGTAGATCCTACCGACGACTACGCACATATCACAAACAGACGTGTAATTGACAAGGCATACCGTATTGCATACGATACGCTGCTGGATTACCTTCTCGATGAAGTCTACGTAAACCAGGACGGAACCATGCAGGCCGGAATCCTGAAAAGCTGGCAGGCTGCTGTGGAAGGTGCCATCAACTCCAGCATGACGGCTAACGGTGAACTGAGTGCGGACACTTCTGCCGGTGAAAGCGGTGCTACCTGCTACATTGATCCGACGCAGAACGTACTGGCTACATCTACCATAAAGATGACGCTCAAAGTGCGTCCGTATGGATACGCAAGACAGATTGAGGTAGAACTTGGATTTGATGTACAGACTAACTCATAACGACTATGGACATATTTAACAGTAAAGAATACGAATGGAGCGATATTACGGCCATCGTGGCAGGTCGTCCGGTGACTAAGATTCGCGCTATTTCCTACGTGAAGAAACAGGAAAAGGAAGCGCTGTACGCAAAGGGAAACAAGCCGCACAGCATTCAGCGAGGTAACAAGTCGTACGAAACAAGCCTCACGCTTTTGCAGAGTGAACTGGAGGCCATTGAAGCCGCTTCAGGTGGCGATGTGCTGGATGCCTCATTCAATGTGGTTGTTTCCTATGGTAATCCTTCTAAAGGAGATGTGATTAAAACGGACCTGATTGAAGGAAACGAAATCACGGAAGTTCCAAAAGGTATGAACCAGGGCGACAAGTTTTCAGAACATGAGCTTCCTGGAATCGCTCTCAACATCAAGAACAATTATGTATAACCCTTTTTAAACAGTATTTAAAGATGTTTCAATATACAGAAGAACAGCTCAAAGAGTGGAAAGAAAAGCACGGTGAAAACAACGTGTTTGAGATTACGGTAGAAGATAAGAAGTGTGTGCTGCGCAAGCCAAACCGGAAAGACCTTTCGTATGCGCTGGCTTCCAGTTCAGGTGGTAAGGATGCCGTAAAAATGAATGAGGCCCTGCTGAATAACTGCTGGATTGACGGTGACAAGGAGATGAGGGACGATGATGCCTACTTCTTCGCTGTGGCCGAAAAGATTCAGGGAATGATGGAGGCGAAGGAGGCCGAATTAAAAAAGTTGTAGACCGTGCAGACGGTAGTGTAAAAGCCAACTGGATTGGCTATCACAACACGCTGTTGAGGTATTACCTGCATCTGGACCCTGATACGCTGAGCGATGAGCAGTGGGCTGAAACGATTGCCCAGCTGGCCGACATCCGGAAACAAGAAGCTAAAGCCAACAAGTTATGAACATTCTACAATTCCTTATAGACATACGAAGCCGTGACAACGGGGTAATAGGACAAGTTACCCGTATGCAGGAACGTCTGGACGCTGCCGACCGTTCGGCCAACCGCTTATCTACCACGATAGGCGGACGGCTGCGGACGGCTATCATGTCTTTGCCTGGTGCGGAATTCTTCACGAATCCCATTGTAGCACTCACGGCAGGAATTGGCGTGGTGGCAAAACTGGGTATGGATGCCGACAAAACGGCGGTAAGCTTTAATGTACTTACGGGAAGCATGGAGAAAGGTTCGAAACTTCTTGGACAGCTTAACGATTATGCAGATTATAGTATTTATGATCGACTTGGAATTCAGGAAGCTGCTAAGACCATGCTAGGATTTGGTGTACCATTAGAAAATGTGATGGGTGACCTGAAGATGCTGGGTGATGTGGCCATGGGAGACAAGAACCGTATGTCGCAGCTTGCCCTGGTGTTTGGTCAGGTAGCCTCTGCTGGTAAGCTGCAAGGTCAGGACTTGCTTCAGCTGATTAATGCCGGTTATAACCCTTTGCTTGATATTTCGGCTCTTACAGGGAAATCTATAAGTGTGCTGCGTGATGAGATGTCAAAAGGTAATGTATCGTTCGAGTTGATGAGACAGGCATTTCAGCGTGCAACAAGTGAAGGCGGTAAGTATTATAACATGGCTAATGAAATTGCAAAAACTCCTTATGGTAGGTTGCAGCAACTTGCAGGTGATTTTAATAAAAAGTTGTTGGAAATGTATCAGATTATCCAGCCTGCTCTTATCCCTGCAATGAACGGACTAAATACTATTCTTCAGCTAACTACTCCCATTATCAAAGGAGCTTCTGGCATGGTGGTATGGATTGGTAATAATATGGACTGGCTTTTGAGTATTGTTATTCCTCTTACAGCTGCATGGGCAGGATATAACACTTACATGTTTATCAGCACAGGCATACTGAAAGGGTGGACTATCGCTCAGTGGGCACAGGTAACCGCTTTAATTGCAGCCGAAAAGGCACAGAAGCTGCTGAACATTGCTATGTCAATGAATCCAATAGGGCTTATTGTAGCGGGAGTTCTTGCACTGGCTTCTGCGGTGGTGTACTGCTGGAACAAGTTTGCCGGATTCCGTGCTTTCATTTTTACTGCATGGCAGACTATCAAGGATTTTGGCACAAACCTGAAGCGCTACCTGATTGACCGTTTCTGGGAACTTATCGGTGCTATCGGTTCGGCTGGAAAGGCTCTTGTAAAACTGGTGAAAGGTGATTTTGAAGGCGCATGGGAATCGGCACAGGATACAGCTAAAAAATTCTACGGAGTAGACAGTACGGTGAAGCTGGTCAAGGCTACGCAAAGAACGGCTGCACGTACTTCTATATGGTATGATGACAATCTGAGGCGTGAACAGAGCCGTCAGAAAGCAAAGGAGGCTGCTATATCCGACCCGGAAGCCATGGCAGGCACTTCACCTTCAGGAGCAGGCGCAAACGGGACACCCGGAACGGTACCTGCATCCGATGGTGGAAAGGCCAACGAAATCACCGCCGGAGGAACCAGGAACACGCAGATAACCGTAAACATTACCAAATTCTTCGATTACCTGAACGTAACGATGATGGATAAGACCGATACCACCGAAATACAGCGTGTGATACTGGAAGCTATGAACAGAAGTCTGGAAACCGCAATGTCAAGCGCAAGATGAGTGTAAGTAAATTCATATTAGGAAATATTGCCGCACGTACCACGGGGCTGAAAGTGCCTCCTTACTGGCTCTTCAATCAACCGGTAGTAACGCGTCAGGATCCGTCGGGATACGACGAACTGATGATGCTGGAAGAGGCGGAGCTGGAGGATATGGTACGTACCAACGCGCTTGGCGTTCCGATGCGCTTTCCGCTGGAAATATCTCTGGTGGACCAGGAAGACTGGTGGCTGGTTCCTATCGAGCCGCTGATTACGCTGACCGGACGAAACATTATCATCCGTCGTCAGGTGTCTAAGGGAAAGATAAGGGGTTCCATAAAGGAACGTTGGACGCAGGACGATTACCAGGTGAAGATAGAAGGTGCGCTGATGGACCTGAAGCGTGACGACTATCCGCGTGACGATGTGCAGAAGCTTCGTAACTTCTGCGAGGCTGCCAAACTGAAGGTGCGCTGTCCGCTGTTTGAGATATTCAGCATCAACCAGATTGTAGTAGAAAGCTATGATTTTCCGTTCACGAAGGGCATACAGAACCAGCAGTACACCATCAACGCATACAGCGACGACACATATAAGCTTTTACTGAAGAATAACAACAGGTGACATGTACACGATGGGATATGACATACAGGTAGGTGATTTCCGTCTGGGAATGCTGGATAAGGTGGAAATACATCGCAGTGTGGAGCTGCTGGCAGACACGGCGGTAATCACCCTTCCTGCATCGGAATATAACAAGGCGCTGGAGGTGGAAAGCATGATCAAGCGCGGCGACCGTGTGTCGGTGAAGATTGGATACACGGAAACCGGACTGCGTGAGGAGTTTTCCGGATACCTTCAGCGAATAGGAACCGATAACGGAAGCATTACGCTGGAGTGTGAAGACGACCTTTTCAAGTTCCGTGTGCCTGTTCCGGATGAAGTGCTGAAGAATGTCTCGCTCGATACACTGTTGAAAAAGGTGGTAGATGGCGTAGGCGGAGGATACGAAATTGACTGCGACTACACCTGGAGCTATGAGAAGTTTGTGATACACACCGCTACGGGATACGATGTGCTGAAGAAGGTGCAGGAAGAGTGCGGTGCAGACATCTATCTGCAAGGCAACGTGCTGCACATTCATCCTCCGGCCACGAAAATGGGTGAAGAGGTGTACTACGACTTTTCGCTGAACGTGGAGTCGTGCGACCTGACTTACCGACGTGCGGAAGACCGGAAGGTGCGTGTAGTGGTGAAAGCGCTTCTGCCAGACGGAAAGGTGAAGGAATACGAAGTGGGTGCTACCGGAGGCGACCGCGTGGAGATACGTTCTGCCAGCAGTGATGATGCGTCGATGAAGCAGCGCGGAGAAACGGAGGTAAAACGTCTTTCCTTCGATGGGTATGACGGAACGATTACCACCTGGATGATTCCCTACTGTGAGCCGGGATACGTGGCCGAGCTTCGCGACCCTGACTATGACTACAAGGACGGACGATACTACGTACGTGCGGTCACTACGGAATTCAGCCGGGACGGTGGAAAGAGAACGATAGAACTGGGTATTAGATTAAGCTGAAAGATATGGACCAATACAGAAGACTGCGTGACAACCTGATGCAGATGATGGGAGCCGGAAAGGAGATTACCATCTGGCAGGGCATCGTAAAGAGTGTGGAAGGAACTACCTGCACGGTAACTTTCGGCACGCTCGATGTGGAGGGTGTAAGGCTGCGTGCTTCGCTCGCGGAGAATGAAAGCCATCTGCTCATAGTTCCCAAGGTGGGCACGGCGGTAGTGGTAGGAAGTCTATCGAATGACCTTTCCCTTCTGGTGGTGCTTGCCGTAGATGAAGTGGAAAGCATTACCATCAACGGAGGGAAGCTGGGAGGACTGATTAACATTGAATCGCTTACCCAGAAGATTAACGAACTGGTACGTACGTTCAACAACCACACTCACCAGGTGAACACTACCGGTTCTGCCACTGCTCAGACGGGAACTGCCGCTGCGGTGGCCTCAAAGGCAAGCGAACTGAATAAAAGTGATTACGAAGATACAAAAGTGACACACTGATGAAAGGGATATTAATAGAAGAAAATTACGACCTGATGATACGTCCACAACGTGGCACAGACGGGAAAATCCGTTCGGGCCTGACTGTCGGGAATGTGCTGTATCAGAACCAGGCTCTCATTATCGGACTGTACAAAGGCGAGATAAAAGAGAATCCGGCTGTAGGCGTAGGAATATCTGACATGCTGCTGGATCATGACCCGCTTGCATGGCGTACGGAAATAAGGGAGCAGCTGGAGATAGACGGACAGAAGGTGAATAAAGTGACGGTGACGAACTCCGGTATCAGCGTGGATGCGACTTATTAATGTGACGAAAAATGAAAACTGAAAGTATGGAAATCATTACAGGAATCAAAAACATGCTGGCTACGCTATTCAGCATCACGCTGGCATACTTCGCACCGGTGAAGGACATGGTGTTTGTCATCTTCTTCATCTTCGCGATTAACTGTCTGGCCGGACTCATTGCCGGCATTGTGGCCAAACACGAACGGTTCAACAACAGGAAGTTTTTTCACTGCCTGCTGGAGACGTTTGTGTTCTACGTAATCGTGCTGAGCATCTACATTATCGGAGAGAAGATGAAGAACCTGGACGGGGCTTTGCAGTGCATTACAGGCATCGTGTATGCTGTGTGCTACTTCTACGGGGTGAACACCCTGCGAAACATGCGCAAGCTGTTCCCTCACTCCAGGCCGCTGAACTTCATGTATTATGTGCTTAGCTTCGAAGTGGTACGGAAGATACCTTATTTACAACAATTTTTAGATAACGAAAAGAAAGAGGAGGAAACAAAATGATACAGTTACCAAGAGGTTTACGCAACAATAATCCGGGGAATATCCGGCTGAGTAAAGACAAATGGCAGGGACTTCGCCAGGAACAGACGGACGGAACATTTTTCCAGTTCATCGCTCCCATGTGGGGGTATCGCGCACTGATCCGCACGCTTCAGAACTACCACCGTCTGCACGGATGCCGCACCATCGCGGAATACATCAACCGCTGGGCACCAGCTACGGAGAATCACACATCGGGCTACATCTCAGCTGTGTGCCGGGAAATGCAGGTGCCTACCACATTCGAACCCGATGTGAACGACCAGGCGACGATGTGCGCTTTTGCATCGGCTATCAGCCTGGTGGAAAACGGTATTCCGGCTGTGCAGCAGGATGTACTGGATGGATGGAAAGCTTTGTAGAACTTTAAAAAGAATCAACATGGAAACAATCTTCGGAATCATATCGGCGTTGATTTTTGCCGTATATACCGCAGTGGTAATCTACAAGACAGGCGGTATTCCTTATTCAATTTCAGAGACCTATTACCGGCTGGAGCACCCGAAATGGTTTTCCGTCTGCCTGGGGCTTAACGGATTTACGTTCTTCGTGTCAGCAGTAGGACGCACGCCTGAAAACATTCAGTTCCTCGTGTTCCTGGCATTAATAGGAATGATAATCATTACACTTTCACCCCGATTCAAGGAACGAACGGAAGGAATTATACATTATTGCGGTACCGCACTTCTGCTGCTCAGTACGCAGGCATGGGTGGCATGTACGAATCCATGGCTGCTGATTACCTGGCTTCTTCCGATAGTCTACATCGTGCGTCACGTGATGGCCGATAACATGCAGTCGGATTTGTGGAATAAGATAGTATATGCAAGGCCCGCGTTCTGGCTGGAGATAACCGGATTCATTATCATTTTTATTAACCTGATACTGTTATGATGGAAAGACTACTCGATAAGGCCTACAAGTGGATGGAAAGCTTTCTGCTGCTTGTAGCCCTGGCACTGATGCTGACGGCCTGCAAGTCGCAGCCTCCCATGAAGCTGGATGCCACCACCGACAAGCAGACGGATACGAAGACCGACACGCAGGTATCGGACAGTTCCTATCAGCATACGCAGGAGATGATTAAGGAACTTTCCTCCAGCTGGTGGCAGAAGCTGGAGGAAGTTACGGCAAGCTGGGAACGAACGGAGTATTCACCGCCTGATTCTACCGGAAAGCAATATCCTACCAGCGTAACGACGGGGTCTGTGATCAGCAGCACCCAGGAAGAGAGAAGGGATACCTCGCAGACCGATACGAAGATAGAAACCATGTCTGCCGAGATAACCCATATTAATAGCAGGATGGACCGGATAGAGCAGGAAGTATCGACGGTAAAAGCGGAACGCAAGGAGTCCAAGCCATGGTACACTACGGCAATCATCTGGGCAGGCGCGATACTGATACTCATAAGGATAATGTGGAGGACAAAGACATGAACGTGACGGTGCTACCTAATCAGACACTTCTTGACATCGCAATACAGGAATATGGAGACCTCGCAGGGGTCTTCATCCTGGCACGCGATAACGACATAAGCCCCACGGAGAAACTTACGCCCGGCATGACGGTCAGTGTGCCGGACGTGGTTATAAACCGGGAAATGCAGGAATACTGCAAGGCTAACAATGTGTCGCCCGCTACCTCCGAAACATCCGACAGCGAGGTGCGGCTGAAGATATTTACGGAACAATTCACCAAAGAATTTGTGTAGTTATGGCAAGATCTATAGCAGAAATAAAAAAGACGATGACCGACCGCTTCATGGAGGACAACACCTTGCGCGAAGCGTATGGCATCACAGGAGAAGATGCCACATGGGAAAACACCTTCAGCACCGTATCCATCGAGAATATTCTTATCTACATCGTGGCTGCCTGTGCCTATGCCCTGGAAGTCATGTTTGATGCCCACAAGCAGGACGTAGACGAACGCATTGCACAGAGCATCGTTCCTACCGTCCGCTGGTATCACGCCCAGGCACTCGCATTCCAGTACGGCGATGCGCTGGAGTATGACGAACAGACCCACGCTTTCCGCTATGCGGTGGCAGATACGGCCAAGCAGGTGGTAAAATACTGTGCCGTACAGGATGCAGGTAACACGATACAGATACTTGTATCCGGTCAGGAAAACAACCTTCCTACTCCGCTTTCGGAAGACGTTCTAACGGCTTTTAAAAGCTATATGAATAGCGTTAAAATAGCGGGTGTATTCCTCAGCATACGAAGCCTTCCGGCCGATAAAATCAAGATTGCCGTAAAAGTGTACTACGACCCTCAGATTCTTACCTCAGACGGCACACGCATAGACGGTGGAGGAAAACCAGTAGAGGATGCCATTAACGCCTATCTGGCCGGAATCGTGTACGGAGGAACATTCAACAAGACCAAGTGCGTAGACGCAATACAGAACGTACAGGGAGTGACCGACGTGGAACTGGGAACCGTCCAGACAAAGACAAGCACCGGCTCGTACACGGTGGTGACTGGTAACAACTATACGGCAGAGTCCGGCTGCTTCATTGCAGAAGATCTATCTAATACAGTAAGCTATGTGGTACAAAATTGACATTTTCAAGTTTGCGTTTCTTCTTCTTCCTCCTCCTCTCAGGAAGAAGAAGATGTTTGCGTTTCTGAAGGTGCTCACGCTTCCCATATCGTACCTTCACGATGAGCTGATGAAGTATCGTGAACTGTGCGACAGCCGGCTGAGCGTGAACGGACAGGTAATCTACATCGAGAAGGCACTGAATGATTACTTCCTGTTGCAGAATAAGGATATTTATATATCGGACATCACGGGATTGTACAATACGGTGTATTTGCGTAATGAGTCTCCTAGCTCTTACTTCTATTATTCTGGATCACAGAAGCACACTTATCTGCACAACGGTAATCAGAACGGACAGCTTAAATTTATAGTGAATGTTCCTTCTTACCTGGATAATAAAATTGAAGAGATTAAGAATATAGTAGAATACAATAAGCCGGCAGGACGGCTATATACAATAAACATATACGATTATGAATGATTACTTAGTTACTTACGACGGAGGGCAGGATGTATGGGCAGACGACTTGTCATTCATGCAGAACAGCCTTAAAAGCATGATTGATACCGCTGTGCGGACATACGGAGACAACTGCATATTGTGGGGATGCCTTGACGCTGCAAAAGAAAATGTAGTGGAAGGTGGCGTGGTTATATCAGGTAAGCTGTACCAGGTTCCTGCACTTGGAGCCATCGGAAGCAACAAGCTTTGTTTCCGTGAGGTGCTTTCGGATGAAAGAACGTTCGAGAATCAGCAGGTTCACAAGGTGAAGAAGCATTATGAAGCATATCTGAGTGATGATACCGGAGGAGCGGTGGTCTGGATTGATCTTATAACAGCTAAACGTATATATGATTCTGCCGGTACTTTGGTTGATTACAATAAATCATCTAAAGGAGATGTTGAAAGCGGGGATACTGTAGAACAGGCATTTTCTAAAGTGGAAAACAAAATTGATGCGCTTTTTGGCGAAAATCTTTACACTGAATTGAGTTATAATAGCGTATCTGATGCAACTACGTTAATGGAATCTCTTCAAAGATACAGAAGTGTTAAAATTAATATAGGTTCCTCAGCTACAGACATAAAAGCTTTTTATTCAGTGTTCTCACCAGCTTCTTCACCTATATCAGCCTCTATTAACAAAAATGTAGGAGGATTTAGTTTCCTTCTATCACTACATTTTGTCGGTAAAGAAGAAGAAGATACTTACATGTATGGATTATGTATATCCTGCTATCGAACAGCACACGGTGGACTCGGATATTTCAAACTGAGCAAAAGAGGCTTATTTTTAACTTCAATGAATCAATCTTACCTCACAGTATAATCTTATGACAGCAACAGATTTAAAAAAACGCGCCATCGCGCTCGCAGAAAAGACAAAGATAGACTCAGTAACGCCGGAAGAAGTCGGCCAGATGAGCAACGACATAGTAGAATACATCGAGAATGTGGAGATTAACGGAAGCTCACTGGGAATCCGCAAAACCTACACATCCGTGTCAGCCATGGAAGCAGACTCCACCGCACCGAAGGACGACAAAGGCGTTCTTCTCCGTCGCGGCATGCTGGTGAACATCTACAACCAGGAAGACCCAGACTCCGCAGATAACGGCAAGGTCTTCAGCTTCCAAAACCCAGGCTGGGCTTTCCGCGGAACAGTAGATGCCGGGTATGCAACCAAGGAAGAACTTACCGAGCTAGGTGAAAAAGTAAATATAATTGAAGGAATAGCTATAACAGGAGAAAAAGAATATTCTCATATCAATGTAGATATTAATTCAGATGGCGGAACTGTATGGTATAATAACAGAGCGTATCCAGAAGTAAGTAATGTATCTGGAATAAAGATAAATGCTAGAAATGCAGGAACTATAGAACTCGGTATCTTTAACAAAAATGAGAAAACGATGAATATTGTTGACTATGTAGATGTTAAAAAAGGTATCGGAGAGTATTTCTTTAATCAGACGCACACTGTAGATATAAGTAATGAGTGCTTGTATATTCAAAATGCTTCAGGTTATTATATATTATCTCAAGTTTCTTCAGATGAATATTTCCCATACATATCAAGTGGTTTAATACAAAATAATGTTGCAAAAGGTGATATTCTTATACAATTGATCACAATACCTAATTTGAAAAATGAAATTCAACAAATTAGACACGAACTGGATTATGTGAAAAATGAAACAGAAAAAATTCAGGTTATTGAAGACGATATTACAGATATTTCCTATGCAACGAATTCAGGAATTACAGAAAGCGGTAAGTGCGGCAATTTTGATATTGCATCAAAAACAATACTGGAAGGCACAAACAGATTTTACAAGAAAATATCACTTCTTAAGTCAAAAACACTTGGAATAGATGCATCAAATAGCAGTTCATATAAGGTGGTTGTTTTTTATCAAGAAGATAAATTTGTCTTCTTTTTAGAATTAGCATCAGAAAATGAAGTTAACATTGAACCTATTGTCAGCATATTAAATGCAGACAGGGCAGTAATAATAACCAATAATGAGCTTTCTGATGAGATGATTAGTTTGTCAGGTAACATAATGAATCCTTCTGTCTCAGAAATAGAAAGCGGTAATTTATGGACTGAAAATAACGCCATAATAAAAGGTTCTAAAAAAGACAATATATTTGGTATTCTTTCTGTTCCATCGTATGGTTCTATATTTCTTGTGCCAGTAAGACGCAATTCCACATATTATCATACAGCATATATGTATTGGTATCTTTATGACAAAGAAGGTAACTTCATTTCAAAAGGTTATGGAGATAAATCTGTTAATATCGAAACAGGTGAAGCTGATTATGCATTGGTGGATAGACCAACGACAGTTCCTGTAATTATCTCGCTTGATTCAGAACTGGCTAAATCTGATGTGGATGTTCCGTACTATCTATCTACCATGATTTCATCCTCGTTATATAATACTCCATACAAATCTCTATCAATGCAAAGCCTTATCGAACTTCTTAAAGGATATATTACAGATAAATATACAGGAAAATCGGTATTCTTTGTCGGTAATAGTTATGCAGCAGGAGTTAATGCATTAGAATTTAAAGGGTATCCGAATGACTTTGCATACAGGCACCCTCTAGCCAATACTCAATACGGAGCTTCTTATGTATGGAGTGGAAGAACAATATCTACATTCACAGGTAGCTGTATATTAAGCTCAGTTTTAAAGATTTGCAGCGAAAACGGGTACATAAAAACATCTTTAAATTATCCTTTAACTGAGAAAACAGATTTGCAATATGCAAAAAGCATTTTATTTGAGGATATAACCGAGATTGACAGAATTATTGGAAGGAAAAAAGCTGGTACTGTTATAGTATATTCTGTGAATAAAGTAACATTTGAGAAAACCGAACTGAAAAGAATATCCATGAAGGCAGATGTGACAGAATATACATTTAGAGAAAAAATTGTAGCAAAAGAGGATGAATGTATAGGGATTGAATTTTCTGCAACTTTTGCGTATAAATCGGATGGAAACACATTTAAAGCTATGGATGGTAGTGTAATTAATGGTTCACCATTGGTACAAGTGTGTTGTAACAGATGTGATTACCTTATAATGTCTGGTGGACTTAATGACATGTATCAAAGAGGAGAAGACTTTGAGACACAGGTCCCGTTTGGTACATTATTGGAAGCAGATGATTACACTACAGATGATTTTGATGATAGGACTTTCTGTGGAGCTTTGGAACACATGGTTCGCGAAGCTGTGTTCAAACTACCTGCAACAAAATTAGGCTTTCTAATTATGCCACAGCCTGGAGACGAAACTTGGAATAATCAGTATGCAAAGGCAATCAGAGAAGTATGTAACAAGTATGGAGTACCATATCTTGATATGGGTAATCTTAAACGGATGAAAATTGTATCATTAGATTCAGAAGCCTCGCGTGAATTTTGGTGTACTAATGCCGATGGAACATTAAACTATCATCCGTCTGCGATTGGTTATAATGTAATGATGAACGATGCTATAAATGCTTTCATTGATAGTTTGTAGAATAACTTGGTAAGTTTCAATAGAGATGAAAAATAACATTATAGGATTTGTGGTCTACCTTCTGGCCACAATCCTTCTTTCTCCGTCAGCAGGAGTCATACTACTGGCAATGAAGGAAAATTCAGACAGATGCCACTATTACGGTGGAAAGTGGAATATAACAGATTTGGCAATCAGTATGGCTGCTGTTTCCATTGGTGTGGCAGTAAGATACTTTTTTGGATTTCATATATTCTAAAAAATAATATTTTAATATTATGTGTAAGACACAACTTTTTAATTACATTCTTCACTTCGTTTCTGAAGAAACAGAAGTACCAGAAGTATTAATACTTTCAAACAACAAGTCTACAGCAGTAGTAGATGCAAGAAGCATATTAGTAGACATATTAAGAGAAAAAGGATTATATCCTGTACAAATTGCAGAGTATATGCATAAAACTCCAGCTGGAATACGCAATCTTATCACAAAGTTTGAAATAAGAAAAAAGAGTAACGGAATACTTGCAATATATTCGCAAAGAATAAGAAACAGGATGAAAACAGCTTCTTAATCCAGTATTTTTATTAGCAATAAATTTGCTGTGTCATTAAAAACATAGTATTAACATTAAAACTTTAAAGTATGGATACTGAAAAGAAAGAAGTCGTTGAAAAAGTGATTCATGAAGACGGTGCTAACAAGTACGCTTCTAAGTCTACAGCTAACACTGGTTTGGGATTTGGTATTGCAGGTACTGTTCTTGGAGCAGCAGCATTGTGGGGACGCGGACGTGGTTTAGGCTTTGGTAACGGTATGCCTGAAAACGTAAACATCAACAACGTAGGCGGAACTTCATCTGCTACTCCTTCTGCATTCCAGTCTTGGGCTAAAGAATGCGACGACGTGGTAGAACTGACCAACACTATCTGGTCTCAGAAAGTTAACACCCTTGAACTTATGGCTGGCGCACGTGAAATCGACGTGAACGAGAAATTCCAGCTGTGGAAATCTCAGGTTGACGCAGACTTTGGACTGTATAAGTCTACACGTGACAGCTTCGATGCTTTGTCTGCAAAACAAAACGCTGACGCATTTGCTTTGTACAAAGGACAGCGTGACAACTTTGACATTCTGGCCAACAGAATTGCAAGCCTGGAAAAAGAAGTTGCTATCAACGCTGCTGTTCGTCCTTATCAGGACAAACTTATCCAGTGCGAAATCGAAAAAGCTTACACTGCCGGAATCAACTACACTGATCGTAAGACCTGCCGCATGATTTCTGGAGAGGTTGTATTACCTAACACTCCGACTGTCACAGGCTTTGGTTCTTACAATCCTTGCGCTTGCGTTCAGACAGCATCCACTGGAGCCTGATTTTAAGGTAGGGCATCTTCGGGTGCCCTACTTCTTTTCTATCCATCTAAAAAAAGAAGATTATGCAGAATATCTATGTAACCGGTAATGATCCGTTAATGCGAACACCCAGCTATTCCAATCCTTCAGATCTGGATTTGGAAATCATTCGACTACAACAAGCTCAACAACAACTGGAGCAAAAAAGACAGCAGCTTCAGCAGGCTCAGATTCAGCCACAACAAAGTCAGTCTCCTGTATGGGATGAAATAGACAGAATTACTTCTGAGTTGTCTGAGAGTGAATTTTCCATGTTGAATGAAAACGAGGAATTCCAAAAATCACAAAACCTTGTAATGAGCATTTTGCAGCAAGAATACATGAAAATCATGCGCCCTATTGTAGAACGTTCACCTGAAGGTAAAAAAGCTCTGGAAAACCACCTTTCAATTTTGAAAAAATGGAAAAAGACAATTTCTGAAGATGCAAATAAGAGCCTGATGCTATTCCAGGAATACACCGAAAAGTATTCAAATATGACTTACGCTGAATTTTTGAAAATGAAAAAAGAACAGAAAGGGTAAAAAATGTACACAATCGATAAAATTGATTTGCTAAAGTCCGATATAAGAACAGCTGTTCAGACATGGGGAGAAAATAAAATAGATCAACTCTGTTTGTCTCACCCACGTTTGTCAACAGCTTCTATTTACATTAAAAGAGGATTGAAAAACTATTTGTCTAAATCTGACAAACAAATATCAAGCTATGTGGATGCTGCAATGCTTTTTATTGCAGACGAAAACGGAAACATAGATACAGATATGCTGATTAATGATGCTGTATCAATCTTCAAACAAATGGATGTGTATGAAACTCAGATGGCGGGGTTTAATATCAAGATAGGAAAAGGTGAACTTAATTTAGAAATACCATCGAATCCTATGCTTGACTTTTTATTTGGCGACCTTGGTAAAATCAGATTAAACGCTGATGATTTATTGGAAATTAAACAATTATTAAAGTAAAAAGATATGAAAGAATACAGTTATGACAGTATGCTCGAAGAAGCTAAATCAGCAGGTGTGTTAAACGAGCAAAAGATGTATGCTTCTGCGTGCATGGCGGCAAAATACATGAGAATGGCGCAGAACGGAGAGCTATCGAAAGAAGGATACTGGAAATTCATGCGTGAACAGCATGAACTTTTCTACGGTCCGCATTACAACGAAGATTTTGCAATGTACGATGTAGCTGGTATCACTTACCTCAGCAAGTCAGGCGACCGTCGTACAGGCGCACATTGGACAAAAGACGACATCGAAGCCGCAACCAAAGGTATGTCGTTCCCTTCAGGGACAACAATCTGGGACAAGTATGTAGCGTTCAATGCGTTCTACTCTGACATGTGCCATCTTCTTGAAGACGATATAATCCTGAAGGCTGCACACAAGTTCTTCTTCCAGGACGAAGATGCCGCACAAGGCAAAATCTGGAAGTACATGCAAGCTGTGAAGAAAATTTAAAGGTCTTTCAATAGGTTTTAAAGTGGTCTACATTAAGTTGTAGTCCACTTTTTTTGTTTATTAACAAAACACCCGCAAAATAATTGTGATAATTATTTGCTATGTTATCAAAATGAATTACAATTTGCATTGTGATAATTAAAAGCAAATGATTCAGCTTTATCTATCAGGGAAAAAGATAAAAGAAATAATGACAATTACAGGCATTAAAAGTGAGCAAACTATATATCGTTTGCTTGATGAAAATAATATTCCAAGACGGCCTAAGATTGAGTCAAAAAAAGTATCTTTTACTGCAACTAAAGAAGTGTTATCTATACTTCAAGATAAAGAAGATATATCTATGTTTATCAACAACGCTATAATGGCTTTTAATTGA